AGAAGAAATGGTTAAAAGACTTCTTGCGGATAATTTAATCTTTTTAGAACTTTTAACAGAAGCATCTGAAGCAGCTGGAGAACAAAGATCATATTCAACTGAAAATATTCTTCAAGATTTAATGGAGTCTCACGGTAAGTTTGTATGGATGTTGCGTTCAATAACTGAAAAATCTCAAAAAATGTCTATAGAGGATGTTGCAACTGAAGTACTTCCACAAGAACAACCTATACAACCTCAAATTCAATAATACTGATATTTAATTGATTGATTAGAAATGGAAAATTTAAGAATCAGATGTCGCTCCTGTGGTAAGGAGATTGAAGGGCATCATAGTAAAACTGTATCATGTGGTTGCCCTAATATGGCAACTATTCGCGGTGATAAGATTTCGGCAGTTGACTTATCTAATATTGTTATGCTAAACTCTTATCATACAAAAACAAAGTCTAGTGTTCTTACCAATGAAGATATTCAGTGGCAAGAAGCACGTCGTCAACGTAAAGTTAGACGATTAGATTTTGAAGTCCGTTGAGGACTTATTTTGGCGAGATGACTGAGTGGTTTAAAGTGGACGCCTTGAAAGCGTTTGAGGTGAAAGCCTCCGTGGGTTCGAATCCTACTCTCGCCGTTTAAGAAATGTTACTAAATTTTAGATTTTTTTAATCTATATTTTTGTATCAACACAAAGTTGACACTCTCCAAATACTGACTAGCATAACTAGTAGTATTCAACCTAAAACCTATGGATCAGCACACCTACGACAATTGGGTGAAGATCAAGGAGACTTTCGAAGCCTCTGGAAACATGAATAATATGTTTTATAAGAGAGCGGTTGAAATAGTCAAAACCAGAAGAGATCCTCTTGCAAAGTTTCTTGGAGATGAAAAATGATGGAACCATTTGACGATGATTATGTAACTCGTACAGAAGTACAGGAGATGATTGATGCAGCAATACGACGACACAACCGTAATGCTTCTATCATTAGTATGTGCGTCGGTTGGGTGGTTCTTGCTCTATTTGCTGAGGGACTTTTAAGATTGATTGGTGTTATTCCACCATTACTTCCATTTCTCAAGATTACTTTGAACTAATGGCAACAATTACAGAAGAAGATTTACAAAAATTAAACCGAATAGTTTTTCAACAAAAAATGGAAGAACTATTTGAAGAACCATCTACTTATGAGGATGAAGAAGATGATTAAAACACTTTTAATTTCGACTCTAATATATGGGTCAATTATAGGATTGTGGATTTATTGGGGACTTACACACGCTTATTAAAGGTAATTATATGAAAGTAGGATTAATAGGACTTGGAAGAATGGGCGAAGGCATGTCTCGCCGTATGATGAAAGCAGGAATAGAAGTCTGGGGTTATCGGAGAAATTATGAAAAAGCAAATGAAGCATATGAAAAGGGATATGTGGATGGAATTGCAACTACTATTGAAAATCTTGTTAAAGTAGTAAAGAAAAATAAAAATGGTAGACCACAACCAGGAGTTTTTCAGATGGTTGTTCCTGCCGAAACTGTAGAGGAGACAATTAATGAGTTACTACGATATTGTAGTGAGGGAGATATTATTATTGATCATGGCAATAGCAATTTTAAAGACAGTCGGAAAAGAGCAGAACGTCTGGCAAAATTGGGTATCCAATATATTGATTGTGGTACTAGCGGTGGTGTTTATGGTCTGGATCGTGGATACTGTCTTATGGTTGGTGGCGGAAATACTGCGGTCGCCACTTGTGCGAGCATTTTTGATGCCCTCGCTCCAGGAATCATCGCTGCCCCAAGGACTCAATTTGACTCGGACGTAACTTCTGCTGAGTTTGGTTGGTTACATTGTGGTGGTCCAGGTGCAGGACACTTTGTGAAGATGGTGCATAACGGCATTGAGTATGGTATTATGCAAGCATATGCAGAAGGATTTAATATCTTAAAGAATGCAAATAATGGAGCACAGTATGTTAGAGAAGGAGATGCTGAAGTTGCTCCAATGGCAGATCCAGAATCTTATTGCTATGACATTGATGTTGCTGAAGTTGCTGAGTTATGGCGTCGTGGTAGCGTGGTTGGCAGTTGGTTACTTGATCTTACTGCTGATGTGCTACGCAGGGATGGCAGCCTTAAACAGTTCTCTGGAGGAGTATCCGACAGTGGTGAGGGTCGTTGGACTGTTTCTGCCGCTGTGGACCTGGGGGTTCCCGCTCCTGTTATTACTACTGCCTTATTTGAAAGATTTAACTCACGCAATCTCGGATCATTCGGAGCAAAAATCTTGAATGGTATGCGTTATATGTTTGGAGGACATCATGTTAGGTAAAGCACTTATTTTTGTTGCTATTCCTTTTGTACTGTCTACACTGTATTTCGGAACACGAGGAGGATACTATGATTCCGAAGACTATAAGGGAAATGGAACCGCACATTAGGCAAAGATATCATTTTGCAATGTCTGCTTTTTCTAGAATGTATGGAGTGAAAGTTGCAATGAATGATATTCACATTAGGCAGTTTTGTATTGAATGGTCTTATTGGGATGCTCATGCACCTTTGAGTGGTTTAGATGAGACAGACCAATACTTTTATTATGAGTATAAAAACTGGAGAGGTATATAAAAAAATGAAATATTTGATTGTTTATTTACTGAATAATAATTTATTTTTAGGAATTTTGTGCTACTTTTTGGTTATGGTACCAATTTTTGGAATTATAATTATACATAAAGATAAAAAGTAAGTATAAAAAATGCCTTTTTCTTTGTATTTTAATTATATTTATCCTGGTGTTCGGGATAGTGGTTTTGATACACATTATATTGAAATTTCTAATATACCTGGAGATATATCTACTACTACTTTTGAATCTATTGGTTCAATTACAAATCCGGATGGAAGCAAACCTGTTATTAAATTTTTTATAAAAAAATTTAATTCTTATTTTGAATTATTGGGTCAATTTACAATAAATCAAACTGAAGTTTATTTACCTTATGTAACTTTTAGAGAAACTTTTTCAACGGAACAAATGCCTGGAAGTGGATTTACTAAATCTTTTGACCTTTATGCTGATAATTTATTTGAAGTCCTAACTAATACAGCTACTGCAACTCCGATTTCTTCTCCATCATTTCAAAATGTTTCTGGATGGACAGTACTTGCTAATCCAACATATCCATTACCAGAGTCTCCTTATGCTTATGCTGGAATAGAAGATTATCGAAATAATGGAGTTTGGGAAGTTGATTTGCCATGGTTTATTAATTATTCTGGTTATTCCCACAATAGATTATGGATTTCAACTAGAGGATTTCTAAGTTTTGAAAATAATATATACAGAACTACTACAAGTAATCCAACAGGTGCTCTTTTTTCTACTAACACAATAGTTGTATGTGGATCAAATACATTTTTGGGAACTGATCTTGTATATAATTGTTTACAAGTACAATATGTTACAATCGGATCTGCTCCAAATAGAAGATTTGTTGTTAGATATGTTGGACAGATAAGAAAGAGTAATGTCCTGGTATGGCAAGATTTTAGATGGGAAATAGTTTTTTATGAAAGTGATAAAACTAAATTTGATATTATTGTTGATCCAAATAATACAGGGAGACAGTTTGATACCTATAGATGTTATTCTCGTGATAATACACCTTATGCTGATCTTACACCACCTTCCACTACTAGTATTACAGGAACTGCAATAGTTAGAAATAGACGGTCTTGTAATGATATTCTTACTTATGTAAATTCTGCAGGAACAACTGTGAATTATTATTATGGAAATACTTCGAAACTGGCTGTTGCATATAACTATAACGAACAAAGACCTATTACTTTTACTTATGCTAATAATGATCAACAATTTTACTATTCTGGGGGTCAATTTGGAATTTATACATCTCCACCTGTTTAAATTTATTAAAAAATATAAATATTGACAATATTAAAATATGTGTGTTATTATGTACTTAGATTCATTTTGATGACTTGAAACTACGGAGTATCGCCTAACTTGGTCATGGCACCTGCTTTGGGAGCAGGAATAATCTCGGTTCAAATCCGAGTACTCCGATGTCCAGTTTCTTTACTGGCACACTTGACTAAATATGGTCAAACTCTTATAATATACGAGTAATTCAAAAACTACAATGTCTCTGATCGAAAAATTCAAGAAAGATATTAGTACTCTTCGTTCTGCTGCTAATGGAGAAATCTACCTTGATGTAAAGAATCCTAAACTTTATAAAAAGGTTTTCCGTTATTATCAAAATGAAGGAGTAGTTTTTTCTGGAGAACCTCTTGATGATTATGAAATGTTAATGGAATATTTAGAAAGTGATCTCGAATCTATTGAAGTTTTTTAATATTTTTTATGTCATATCAAGGAATTAGAGTACAAGATAATACAAATTTTTTACATTTGGGTGGTAACTGTGTAGAAGGAG